GAAGCAAGAGAGGTTGCTCTTGCTCGTAATCCAAATGCAAAAGTGATGAGTGTTACTGCTAAATTATGAGTTATAAACTTACTGATTATTTGTATTCAATTAATCAGTCGAAGAAAAATATACTGCATGGAGATAAGGAAGCTGTAAAAGGTTATCCTCCCTTCATTATTAATAAGTGCATGTCACATCATATTGATTCGATATTGTACGCCAATGAAATGAATATGCATCCTGAATTAGATAAGCAGATGCAATATGATTTTTTTATAAATAGTTTGAAACCTAGGAAGCGTTTCGCTCCTTGGGCGAAGAAGGAAACTCTTGAGCATCTTGACTTGGTGAAGCAATATTATGGATATAACCATAACAAAGCACTTGCCGCTTTAAGAATTCTCACGAATTCTGATCTTGAAACAATAGCAAAACTATTAGATACAGGCGGAACAAGATGAGCACTGAAATTGAAGTACAATGGCAACCTTCTGATATGGTAGAAGTTAGTCTGTCTGAACCAGACGATTTTCTGAAGGTTCGTGAGACACTAACCCGTATTGGTGTTGCTTCAAGAAAAGAACGTAAGCTATATCAATCATGTCATATTCTACACAAGCAGGGTAGATATTATATCGTTCATTTTAAAGAGTTGTTTGCTTTGGATGGCAAAAAAACAAACTTTACTCTTAATGATGTTCAACGAAGAAATCGTATCACTCAACTGTTATCAGACTGGGGTCTCGTATCTGTAGTTGAAGCAGAACGCATTGAAGATATTGCTCCTCTCAATCAAATTAAAGTGTTGTCTTTTAAGGATAAAGATGACTGGATCCTAGAGTCAAAATATAATATTGGTCGCAAGAAAACTGAAGTGTAAACCGAATAAAAAATAACGGGGTTCAACACCCCGTTTTTTATTGCTAGTGTTAATATATACTTATGGATGCCTTCGGGGTCCACACAAAAACACTCGCTAATACAGGAGTTACTCATGAACAAGTACGCTTGGGATGTCTATTCCCCACACTTTGTCGGGCTCGATGATATCTTTCATCGCCTAGATAGTATGACTGCACACAATACTAACTACCCCCCGTACAATTTAATCAAGCATGACACTAGTAATTACGAAATCGAAATTGCTCTTGCAGGTTTTAAAAAAGAAGAGATTGAGGTATCTACAGAATCTAACATTCTCAAAGTTGCCAGCATCAATAAGAAAAGAGATACTGAACCAGAATACTTACACAAAGGATTGTCTAAAAGATCCTTTACCAATACCTGGCAACTAGGTGATGATGTTAGAGTTGTAGATGTAGTTTTTGAAGATGGTTTGCTTTCTGTTTCGCTAGAAAAAATTCTACCCGAACATCAAAGAAGAACTGTCTATAATATTGGTGGTGATAAAGAGTTATTGTTAGAATGAAATCATTAATTATTCACTTGGTAGCCTTCTGGAATGTTGCGGTAGTAAATTGCGTCCAACCAGTCAACTGGCAGTATTGTTATCGAGTGGATCAGTGGTTGATACCTGAAATGATACAAGGATATAAGCTTTGGTCTGGACAAACTCATCCATACCAAAATGAAAAGGAATATCTTATTACTAAATAAAGACATATCGTCGCCGCAGAGGGGCAACTGGCACAATCCAGTTGACGCCCCTCTTTTTTTGTGTTAAAATAAAACAGTTCAACACTTTTCTATTATGGCAAACGCAATCGTAGTCCTGTCTGGTACACACGAACGTATTATTTGTGACCTGCAGGAAGTACGTGAAGGAGACGAGCAAGATGGCAAGCCCATTTGTCTCATCATGATTCGACCCTACACTTTGAACCTAGAACAGGGTCCTGAAACGGGGCGTCAGGAAGTGCAAGTCCGATTCAATAAGTGGCTTCCATTCTCTATTGATACACAATTTAAAATTCCATTCTCTTCCGTAACATGTGTTGGTGCAGTGGATCCTGGTTTGGAAGAAGCTTATACAAGAACTGTAGCACAAGCAGTAGAACAAGAGCAAGCACAAGTGGAAGCAGCAGCTGCTGAAACTGGATTTGTTCCAGTAGTTGAGGAGGTAACTGATGCTGAAGCTCCTGCGGTTTGAGAGTCGCTGGATAGTCAGCGAAGTTGAAGAGATTCCTGGTGTTGAGTTCGGGGATCCCGATTGTGTGCTAAAATACCCCTGTGAGGTAACGGAAGATGGTCTCACCACCTTCCCACCTTTTTCCGATGACCGTGAGTTGGCGGTCAGGTCTTCAGACATCACTTTGATTGCTGAACCTGATAGCAAAACCGCATCGCTTTTTTACGAAATCAAATCTGAATGAAGTTTTACACCAGTGTTGAGCAAACAGGCAATACGATCCTAGTCCGTGGGTACGACCACGGTCTGCCTTTTGAAGATCGTGTCAAGTTTAATCCTACACTGTTTCTTCCTTCTAGAGTTAAGGAAGAATGGAAAACACTTGATGGTCGAAGTGTGCGCCCTGTCCAACAGGGTTCTATCGGGGATGCAAAATCCTTTATGGAAGCACACCGAGACCTAGAAGACTATGAAATCTGTGGTCAGACTCGTTTTCTTAATCAGTACATCTTTGAGACGTACCCTGATGAGGACATGAAGTTTGATATGAATCAGATTCGTATCTTCACTCTTGATATTGAGACGGGTGCCGAGAATGGTTTCCCTGACATCGAGTCGGCTGACCAGGAGATCCTTCTGATCAGCATTAAAGACTCTACAACGGGCAAGATCACAGTGTATGGTTCACGTCCCTTCATGAATACAGAGAAGGACGTGCAATACCTACAGTTCCAGACCGAGGAAGGTTTGTTGAAAGGATTCCTCCACGATTGGCAGGCAAACTGCCCTGACGTGATCACTGGATGGAACGTACAACTGTTCGATATGCCGTATATCATCCGCCGTATAGAGCGTATCCTTGGTGAGAAAGAAGCAAAGCTTCTCTCGCCTTGGAAGAACATCTATCCACGTAGGATCTTTATCAAGGGTAGAGAACAACTTGCTTATGACATCACTGGTGTAGCAACACTAGACTATCTTGAGTTGTATCGTAAGTTTACTTACACCAACCAAGAATCTTATCGTCTAGATCATATTGCATTCGTAGAACTAGGTCAGAAGAAACTTGACCACAGTGAGTATGATACTTTTAAAGAGTTCTATACTAAAGACTGGCAGAAGTTTGTAGAATATAACATCATTGACGTTCGCCTGGTTGACAGGTTGGATGACAAGATGAAACTGCTAGAACTAGCTGTCACCATGGCGTATGATGCCAAGGTAAATTTTGAGGATGTGTATTCACAGGTCCGTATGTGGGATAACATCATCTATGTGTATCTTGCACGTCAGAAGATTGCTATCCCACCTAAACGTAAATCACAAAAAGATGCGAAGTATGCTGGAGCGTATGTTAAAGAACCTATTCCAGGGATCTATGACTGGGTTGTCTCTTTTGACCTCAACTCCCTATACCCTCACCTCATTATGCAGTACAATCTCTCGCCAGAGACGCTGCTACCCACCCGTCACCCCAGTGCAAACGTCGAGAGACTACTTGCTAAAGAAATAGACACAAGCTCCTTGGAGGGGGTCACAGTGTGTCCTAACGGCACCTATTACGACACGACAAACCAGGGTTTCTTGCCCAAGCTGATGGAGAAGATCTATCAGGAACGAACCATCTACAAGAAAAAGATGCTCGCTGCCAAGCAGCAGTATGAGAAGACACCTACTGTCGCATTACAGAAAGAAATCTCTCGCTGTAACAACATTCAGATGGCAAGGAAGATCCAACTCAACTCTGCTTATGGTGCCATTGGTAACGAACACTTTCGATACTTTCGATTGGAGATTGCTGAAGCAATCACACTATCAGGTCAGTTGTCTATCCGATGGATTAGTGACAAGACCAATGCATACTTGAACAATATTCTGAAGACAAATGACATTGATTACGTTATTGCTTGCGACACCGATTCTATGTATCTTAACCTCGGTCCTTTGGTGCAGGAGGTATTCAAGGGACGAGAGGCAAATGATGAAGTCATTGTTGGGTTCCTTAACAAGGTGTGTGAGGTGGAATTTGAGAAGTTTATTGAAAGTTCTTACCAAGAACTCTCCACTTATGTTCGGGCATACGCGCAGAAGATGAAGATGAAGCGGGAGAACATCGCTTCCAAGGGCATCTGGACCGCCAAGAAACGATATATCCTCAACGTCTGGGACAGTGAGGGTGTTCGTTACAATGAACCAAAGATGAAGATCTGTGGTATGGAAACGGCACGTTCATCTACCCCTGCGTTCTTCCGAGACAAACTCAAGAAAGCTTACACCATCATTATTAATGGTGACAATGATGATGTGATTAAATTCATTGATGAAGTAAGAGAAGAGACGAAAAACCAAGAGTATCAGGACATTGCGTTCCCTCGTGGTTGTAATAATCTCTCCAAGTATCAGTCAAGAACTGATATCTATTCTAAAGGTACACCTATTCACGTTAGGGGTGCTCTGTTGTACAATTTTTACGTGAGAAAGTACAAGATTCAAAACAAACATGCGTTGATACAAGAGGGCGAGAAGATTAAGTTCTTATATTTGAGAACTCCCAATCCAATCATGGAGAATACTATCTCCTTTATGGGTAGAATACCCACAGAGTTCAATATCGAAAGATATATCGATCACAAGATGCAGTTTGAGAAATCATTCTATGAACCTCTCAAGAATGTGCTAAACTGTATTGGCTGGGACTCCGAGAAAACTATTTCACTACTATCATTTTTATAATTATGGACTTCTTATCTTCTATCCTCAAGGACACCAAGAATGAGTTTGCTTCTCGTGCATCTGATGGCATTGCTGCTGGTGACGTTGAAACTTTTGTTGATACTGGAAGTTATATCTTTAATGCCCTGGTTAGTGGCAGCATTTTTGGAGGTATTCCCTCCAATAAGATCACTGCTCTTGCAGGAGAATCGGGGACTGGAAAGACTTTCTTTTGCCTTTCTGTCGTTCGTAATTTCCTTGATCTTGATCCTGATGCTGGCGTCCTTTATTTTGAAACCGAGTCTGCCATTAGTAAGCAGATGATTGAGAGTCGTGGTATTGACTCCAAGCGTATGGTAATTTTCCCTGTCAATACAGTGGAGGAGTTCAGGACCCAGGCAGTCAGGATCATCGACAAATATATGGAAACTCCTAAAGAGGAACGCAAACCTCTCATGTTTGTGCTAGACTCTCTTGGTATGCTAGCCACCAACAAAGAAGTGCAAGACGCCACGGACGACAAGCAAGTTCGTGACATGACAAAATCACAATTGATTAAGTCTTGTTTCAGGATTCTTACATTGAAACTTGGCAAGGCTAACATACCTATGCTAGTTACTAATCACACCTATGATGTCATCGGTTCTTACGTCCCTACAAAAGAAATGGGAGGAGGTAGTGGTCTCAAATATTCCGCCTCTACAATCGTTTATCTCGGAAAGAAAAAGGAGAAAGATGGAACGACTCTCGTCGGAAACATTATCAAATGCGAGGCTAAAAAGTCTCGTCTGACAAGAGAAGGTTCCAAGATTGAAACAAGACTGTTCTTTGACGAGCGTGGACTTGAGAAATATTATGGGTTGCTTGAGCTTGGTGAGGCAGGAGGTTTGTGGAAGAATGTTGCTGGTCGATACGAAATGGATGGCAAGAAAGTCTATGCCAAACAGATTTTGAAAGACCCTGATCAGTATTTCACACCCGAAGTTCTTGCCAAACTAGATAAACAGGCGCAGAAGACATTCTTGTATGGAGCAGACGATGACGGAGAAGCTTGAACACTCTATATTAAGAAACCTGCTTTGTAATGAAGAATACTTTCGGAAGGTAGTCCCTTTTGTCAAAGGAGACTACTTTCAGGATCAAACGGAGCGAGTTTTATTTGAAGAGATTCAAGATTTTTCTAATAAGTATGACAAGTATCCGACCAAAGAAATCTTAATCATTAATCTAACTCAACGTAATGATCTTACTGAAGAAATTTACACGCAAACTGTATCGTATGTTAACTCGCTTGGTACAGAGTTTATTGAGACGAAGTGGTTGGTCGATGCGACGGAGAAATGGTGTCAGGAGAGGGCAGTATACAATGCCCTCCTCGAATCTATCAAAATCGCAGAGGGATCGGGTGAACAGGAAGTATCAAAGGATGCGATCCCAAGTATCCTACAACAGGCTCTCGCAGTATCGTTTGATGAACACATCGGACACGACTACGTTCAGAATGTAGACGAAAGATACGACTATTATCACCTTGAAGAGCACAAGATTCCCTTTGACATTGATAAGCTGAATCTAATCACCAAGGGTGGTATTCCTAACAAGACACTCAACGTTGCTCTTGCTGGAACTGGTGTTGGTAAGTCACTATTCATGTGTCATATGGCAGCAGCATGTCTTTCTATTGGATATAATGTCCTCTACATCACACTGGAGATGGCAGAAGAAAAGATTGCTGAACGTATTGATGCTAATCTCTTGAATGTTAACATCCAAGAGATTGGTGAGATGCCTGAAGCTATATTCAAAAGTAGAGTCAATGAAATTGGTAGGAAATCTCAAGGTAAATTGATTATCAAAGAGTATCCTACTGCTGCAGCACACTCTGGTCACTTTAAGTCATTGTTGAGTGATCTCTCACTTAAGAAAGACTTCAGACCTAACATAATCTTTGTTGATTATCTAAACATCTGTGCTTCATCACGATACAAAGGACACATTGTTAACTCTTATACCTATGTCAAAGCGATTGCGGAAGAGTTACGAGGTCTGGCGGTCGAACATGACCTACCTGTTGTCACTGCTACTCAAACTACTCGCAGTGGTTTTGGTAATAGTGATGTTGATCTTACAGATACTTCTGAATCTTTTGGTCTTCCCGCTACTGCCGATCTTATGCTTGCTCTCATATCTACTGAAGAGTTAGAGCAGTCGGGTCGTATCATGGTCAAGCAACTCAAGAACAGATACAACGATGCTGCTTATTACAGACGCTTCACTGTAGGCATTGACAGATCAAAAATGAAGCTGTATAATGTCGATGATTCTGAAGGTGATATCCTATCTTCTGATTCTCCTGAAGAGGAGACCATTGACCGCCTAGACGACATCTCTGACAGGCAATCTAGACTAGACAAATTTTCCCAATTCGTAATCTAAACATGACCATTCAATTTGAACGCTATGAAGAATTTGTGGCAGCAGTTACTTCAGAGTGCTCTACAAATTTTGTTGACTTTGCTGATCGTATTGGTGATCTGGATCGACAAGGTGCCAATATTGAGAGACTTCTTACTGCTGGGGTTGGAATTAATGCTGAAGGTGGTGAGTTCCTTGAGATCATTAAGAAAATGGTCTTCCAAGGAAAACCGTGGAACGAAGATAATCGTGAGCATCTTATCATTGAGTTGGGTGATATTATGTGGTACGTTGCTCAAGCTACAATGGCACTTGATATATCCTTCGATGAGGTAATTGATACTAATATCAATAAACTGAAGAAACGTTACCCTGGTGGTGAGTTTAGTGCTCATAGGTCAGAGGTTCGTGCAGCAGGCGATCGTTAAAATATTATAAAGAACCCTCCATTTGTGAGGGTTTCGTGATAATATAGATCTGTCAGCAACGAACTGCCAATGATCAACCTACATGAAAAATTTAATCACTACCTCCATACTAACAAGACACCTGATTGTGGAAATATTGACGATAGCTTGATTGGGTATGGTTGGCGTGATGATGGTAAAAAAATTGTAGGATACTATCTCTTAACCAAACGGCACAGACATCACTACACCTTGACTGATCAGTATGTTGGTAAAGAATCTAACTAACTTTTATACCTCCTCTAAATACTAGGGGAGGTATTTTTTATGGCAGAAAATATTAGTGCTGACGTTAACGAACTGCACTGTGCCTGGTATCTTAATGGCAAGTCTTGGACTGGTGGACTAGATTCTACCGACAAGGCAGTTTATGATGATCGCGTAGAAAAATTATCTAAAAAACCTGATGAACTGAAGGCTCGTATTGCTCAAGCAGAAGTCATGGCAGACAAGTTTGTAGAGTGGGCTGGTAAACATGGATATACTGGTGTAGATGAGGTATATTGGACTGCCAAATCGTCTTTTAACTATAGAAGTTTACCTGGTAAGTATAGTTCTTCTTATGTGTCGGAGAGTAAGAACAACCCTACTGATGTACTTGTCAAATTTAAATCTTCTACTAGGTATGCTGATCCATATCTAGGATTATCTGCTAAATCTTTGCTCAAAACACTGACTCAAGAGGCACCTGTTAAGAACCCAGGCATGGGCAAGATTGAAGAGTTTATCAAACAACCTGGAGTCTTTCAGAAACTGTTAGAACAAGGAGTTGCAGCTGCACATAAAGAGTCTAGTGTGCCTTATGCTGGTAAGTATTTGAATAAAGATGAAATTAAAAGACTACTTAAACCAACAAAGAACAATAAAAAGGGTGATCCTGATTGGTTGATAGTCAATCAAAAATATACTAAACAAATTCTTGGTGGATGTAGAGACATTTTGAAGGATGCATTCACCAAGATGGGTGACATTGATATCAAAATGTATATTTTGGATGAGTTGCTTGACACAGATAAGTTACCCAAGTATGTCAAGGTGACTGGTAGATCTGATAAAACTATAACAAACGTTCAGGCAACAGTTGATGACCCACTAGGCAATGCAAAGTTTGATGCACTGGTTAAAAAGAATAAACCACTTAAGTATGAGAACCTAGGTGGTGATGATGGTTATACTATTGGTGTTAAGGCAGGTGAAAAACAAATTGTCCAGATCAGATTTAAGTTCTCTGGTACACAACTAGCAACGGGACTAAAGATGAGTGTTGCTCCTTGGCCTGGTTCTATAGAGAAAGGGATTGAGTCAGACTGATGTCAAATATTAAACAGCTTAAGCACCTAGAGCATCTAGAAGATGAGATGTTGAACTATGGCACCGAGGGGTGTGAGGCAGCAGTATCTTTCTTGAAAGAACTCCGTAAAATGTTGGGTCATCAGGAGAGTGGTGGTTTCATGCAAACTAAATGGGATGGTGCTCCGTCTGTTATATGTGGTGTGCATCCAGAGCATGGGTACTTCTTTGTAGGAACCAAGTCGGTATTTAATAAGACTGAACCAAAGATCTGTGCATCAGAAGCAAAGATTGACATGCTGTATCAGGGAGACTTGGCAGAAAAACTAAAGTTCTCTTTGAGATACTTTAGTGAACTAGGTATCAAGGGTGTGGTGCAAGGAGACCTGTTATTTACCAGTGATCTAAAGACAGAGACAGTTGATGGAGAGAGACTGTATACATTCAGACCTAATACTATTACATATGGTATACCTGTAGATCATCCTATTGGAAAGGCAGCAAAGACTGCTAAAATAGGCGTAGTATTCCACACGCATTACACTGGTAATATTTTATCAGAGATGCAAGCAAGAGCTGGTGCTGATATTACTGGTTCTTCTGATGCATTGGTGATTAAAAATGACACACCAATGGATCGAGTTGGTTTTAGTCAAACAGAATTACAACGCTTTGATAGACATGTACAAAAGATCGAACGCATGTGCTCTATTGCTGGTAAGTTTCTTGACAATCTTGTCTCTAATATGGGTAACAAAGGTGATGCAAAGTTCCACATCTCCACCTTCATCAAACAGTTCTTCAATTCAGAAGTTAGAGCTGGGACTCAAATTACGAACGTGGACGAGACGATCTACGCACTGATAAACTTCTATGATGAGAAGATGCAGAAGGAGTTAGCAAAGATCAAGACAGTTGCTAACAGAACAAAGAAGTGTGCGCTGGTGTATGAGAGTCAGAACTACCTCCTAGATAATGTCTATAACTTTAAGACTATGATTGCTCTTTATAAAGAGATTCAAGATTTAAAACAAATGGTTATAGATAAACTGGACCACCTAGAAGAGTTCCGAACCTATGTCCAGACAGAGAATGGATATAAGGTGACGACACCTGAAGGATATGTTCTTCATAAAGATGGTAGTATGATTAAATTTGTTAATAGATTTGAGTTTGCATTCAATAACTTCACTCTACAAAAACTATGGCGTTAAATTGTAAGACCTGCTACTTTACGTTTGGCAGATTCCAACCACCTACTACTGGACACAAAGATAACTTTGATGGAGTGAAACGTGCAGCAGGACGACATGATTATCGCATTTATATTTCTCAATCCCACGACACTAAAGGAAAGAATCCCCTCTCACCTGATCGTAAACTATTCTACATGGAGAAGATGTTCCCAGAGCATAAGGGTAAGATCTTTTCGGGTCCTAAACAACCCGTGGAGATCCTACAGGAGCTTATGATGCATGGGTATAATGAGGCAGTGTTCCTTGTAGGTTCTGATAGAGTGAACGCCATGTCATTCCTCCATAAATATAACGGAACAGAGTTTTCTTTCCGCAAGATTGAAATTAAATCTTCAGGTAGCAGAGATGCTGATGGAGATACCTTTGCTATTTCTGGAACGAAGATGAGACGTGCAGCATTTAAAGCCGACTTCAAAACATTCAGGGCTGGTATACCCAGAGCACTGAATGATAAAGATTGTATGGCAATGATGATGGAGATAAAAGCAAATCTACCTGCAAATTTTAAATGAAAGATTTCAAAAAATTGAGAGAGCAGGCAGTTCGCCAACAGCATAGACAAACTGATACCTTTGCTGAAGGTGATGTTGTTATGAATGCATTGACTGGGCAGAAGGGTGTTATACATCGGTCTGGAGTCAACTATGTTATTGCAATTACAGAGTCTGGTGAGATGTTTAGAGCGTGGGTAAAAGACATCCGCGCTGTACAAGTAATTGATACCATAAATAAAGACAGGAAAAGTAGTATTTTCAATAATGGAAAGACAGAAACCAGTCAATAGTGTGCAGCATAATGATGCCTATTCCCAGGCACTTATCAATTCTTATTCCAAGTGGATGGGTGGAGAAGGATTCCAACAGTCTACTATCAGTGAAGAGGCTGCTACCATCCCCGCACCAGAGAAGAAAGAACTAGGAGCTCCTGGTCCTGCTGGTGGTGCTGATGCATCTACTTCTATCCCTGACCTTTCTGGTAAGGAAAAGAAAGAGGATGACTTCTCCACTAAAGATCCTAAAGCAAACGCTGCTCCCCCTGATCCTGCTGCTAACCTACGTACAGGTCAAGGCATGAAGTATTCTGTTGGTGCAGAAATTAGAGATACTACAAAGGTTGTTGCTCGTGAAGAGACTGAAGACCTAGAAGAGAAGAATGGTCTCTATGCTAACATCCATGCTAAAAAGAAGCGTGGTGAAGCACCTGCAAAGAAAGGTAGTAAGGACTATCCTGCTGCTGATGCCTTCACTAAATCTGCAAAGACTGCCAAGAAAGAGTCACTCTCTTTTGAACTAGGTGGTGAGACATACATCTTTGAAGTTAAGATGGATGGTAAAGATGACAACGGCAATACCTCTTGCTGGAAAGGATATAAGAAGCAAGGCACCAAGAAGAAAGGTGGTAAGGAAGTTAACAACTGTGTCAAGGCAGGGTTTGAACCCACTGGCGAAGAGATCAAAGAGAAGAAACTTGATCCCGTAGGCAAGGAAGACAAGGACATCGACAATGATGGTGACCATGATAAGTCTGACAAGTATCTTCTAGCACGTCGCAAGAAGGTCTCCAAGATCATCAACACCAGCAAGAAGATGAAGGAGCAAGCAGAACTTCGTAAGGAGATCGAAGAAGAAAAAAAGTAAATGAGGCTTGCGGATGTGACGACAAGCCTGCAAAGAAAGGCGCAACCGTTGAAATAATGCCTGACATTAAAGACGGTGCTGCTGAAGATAAAGAGAATAACAAGAAGAATAAAAAGTATATTCTCAAGGCAATGAAGAGTCAGAAAAAGGCGGACTAAATACAGGGGCATACTATGCCCCTAAAATCATGCTAGCATTTCTACTTCCACTCGCATCAAAAATTATCAAAGATGCAGTTGCAAATATTCCAGAGAATGAGGAACTTGGTGAGAAGATGGTTGAGATCTGTCTTGTTATTCTTGCTAAAGCAGTTAAGTTGACCAAGACTGATATGGATGATCAACTTCTTGAAGTTGTTTCAGCAGCAATTAAGAATAGAGAAGAGTGATAATATTGGGAGGGGTATAGTGCCTCTCCCTTTTTTTATAAATAATATGAGAATCGAATAGTCTACTGGAGATCCAATGTCCCTATACGGAAGCACGGATAGCAACGCCAACAAAGCCAAAGCAGGCATTGGAGTTGCTGCATCCTCACAAGCAAAGCAAACAATTTTTATTGACGATACTGAAGCAGCTCTTCCCGAGAATAAGGCTCGTGGTTTGAATGCTCCTGGTTGGTGGTCATACTATACCTTCACTGACTGTGATGGTAACACCCGCCATAAGGCAGAGATGCTAGTCACTATCGCTGGTCCCGAAACTAACGCTAACGAGACCCAGGCTGATGACGCTGCAGCAGCAGATGAAAGTGTAATCATTGACATCCAGACACAACCAGCAGATACTGCTGTTGCTGTTGGTGCTGCTCTATCACTGGTACTCGCTGCCACCGCTACCCCACCTGCAGATGCATCTGTTCTCACCTATCAGTGGCAGAAGTTGTCTGAATCTTCACGTTGGGCAAACGTTTCTGGAGAGACTGGAACTACACTTGATATTGGTACATATGCTGCTACTGACGCTGGTTCATACCGTGTCAAGATCAACTCTACCAACGGTGCTGCTGAAGTTATCTCCGCTACCGCAGTAGTTACTACTGCCTAATGATACATGAAGTTCGATGAGTTGAACCAGGACAACTGGTTAATGTTTGCTATACGTAATTATAATAACCCGAACTCCGCTACGTATGATGACTTTAAAAAAGATCTAAATAAGATCAAGTGCGTCAAACGTTTATTTCGTCGTTATGAAATGCACGGTGAGTTGAAAGTTCATCTCATTTTAAATCATATCATCGTCATGTACAATGTATTTGATGATGCTGCAACGCCTCTATTGTTCTATAAAATAGAGGCGAAACACTGGTCAAAATTAAAAGCTTTTATGTTGACCCTTAACCGCTTACCAGAAAGTCTAAACCTCGACGTTGATCAAGAATGTCTGAAGAATCTAAATCTACTGTAAATGAAATGATGGCTGGTGATGGCGCTGCTTTGTCAATGCCACCTGCTTTCGTGTTTGTTAACCCAAAGTCTCAACGTAGATATAAGAAAGCCAATCAAGACAAGGTAGATGGTCGCACCAAGGGTGCAAAAACAATGCTCTCTCGTATACAGTCCCGCAAGAAAATGAAAGAAGAACTAGATACTCAAATTGTAGAAGCTGCTCCTTCTGAAACAGAAAGAGCGCAGAAACAAATCGGTCAGATGAAAAAACTAGGCCGTTCTAAAGATCTGCAAAAGAAAAGGGACGAAGCGAAGAAAAAAATGCAGTCCAAGACGAAAGAAATGGACGTGCTAATGAAAGCTCGTATGTCTGACTTTAAAAAGAAGGCATCCGATCAAACATCTAAACTTAAAAAAGAAGAAACTGAAGTGACTACTGACATGATTACTGAATCCACTGCACAACAAGATGCTCTAGACGTTGCACTCCAAGTTGCAACCTCCGAACTCAATCCTTCTGGTGAGTCTTCCTTTGCGAAGATTACATTTGGTGATGGATCGCAACAGAACCTTGATAATTTTTCTGCAAAAAGAATTGCTGCATGTTATGCACAACTTCCTAATGAGCAGGCAACACAGTTCCGTTACATGTTGAATAAAGATGCTTCGACCTATCAGTCGGCATTGGATTTCGCTGTAAGGAATGTATAAATATTAAGTATAATTACGCACATTGGATTGTAGTATATGGCGTTCGGTCTTGGTAGATTAGCAGTATTAGAAAGTAAACTGAACATTTATGAAGATCTCTCCAAAGAGATGCTTGACAAGCTTGAAAGAGCAGTAGGTACAATCTCTGATAACAGTAACAAGATTGCTGTAATCTTGGAGCGCCATGAAAATCGTCTGGATGAATCCGAACGTGCCGATAAACTCATCATCGGTATGCTTGAGGAGATGAAGGTACGGCATGAAAAAGATAATGAAGTTTTGCACGAGAGAATTTCTTCAGTGCAAAAGAAAGTAGATGTTAATGCAAAGTTTGTCATCGGTGCAGGAGCAGTGATTGCAACTGTTGTGACAGTGATGCAAGTGGTTCCAAATTTTGTCAAAACATTGACAGCCACACCAGTATCTGGTATCATGGATGTAGTGATCGACCAAGTTGATGAGTTACCTGGACAGCAAATACGTAAGTTTAGTTAGTCCACAACTGCAGAAGTTTACCAAGAAAAAGGAGCACCTGTATAACTTCAGGTGTCCCTATTGTGGTGACAGTAAAAAAAAGAAGAACCTAGCGCGTGGGTATATCTTTCGTGTGAAAACTGATTACGTTTACAAATGCCACAACTGTGGTGTTGGTAGGACCTTCACTAATTTTTTGAAAGATCAAAGCCCTGGTCTTTACAATGAATATGTCATGGAAAGATACCGTGATGGGTTGACTGGCAAGGGAACACAAACTCCTTCACCGAAGTTTGATTTTAAAAAACCAGTCTTCAAATCTTCTCTTAATTTACAGAAGATTTCGGAGCTAAATAACTCTCACCCCGCCCGTCAATATCTAGAGCAACGCAAAATTAAAGACCTGGATTATTTCCTTTACTGTCCTAAATTTAAAGAGTGGACCAACAGTCAAACGCCTACATTCGATGACATGAGAGGCGATGGTCCACGTATTATTCTGCCACTATACACAGCAGATAAAGTAATGTTTGGTTACCAAGGTAGATCACTCTCCCCCAGAACCAAGTTGCGATACATTACTATCATACTAGACGAATCGCAACCTAAAATATTTGGCCTCGATAAAATAAATCCTAATGAAAGAGTCTACATCACTGAAGGACCGTTTGACAGCACGTTCATTCGCAACTCGATTGCTATGTGTGGAAGTGACGTTCATGTCCCTGATCGGATTGCTAGCGATTGCTGCTACGTATACGATAACGAACCGAGAAATAGAGAGATCGTCAATCGAGTCAGTAAAACAATCGATTCAGGCAACTCCGTAGTTATCTGGCCGTCATCGATTACACACAAAGACATCAACGACATGTACCTTGCTGGACATGACGTGCAGCATATGGTAGAATCAAATACCTACCGTGGACTGGAAGCTAAACTTAAACTGAACACATGGAAGAAAGTATGAGCATCAATGTAGAAAAGAGAGATGGAACGGTTGAGGTTCTTGACCTAGAAAAAATTCATAAGATGGTTGAAGAGGCATGTCAGGGTCTCGGTGGCGTCTCCTCCAGCCAGGTGGAGATGAATTCTGGCATTCAATTCTTTGATGGCATCACCACGATCCAGATCCAGGAGATCCTAATTCGCTCTGCAAGCGACCTAATTGATCTGGACCACCCCAACTACCAATTTGTTGCTGCTCGCCTGCTCCTGTCCTGCCTACGTAAGGAAGCGTTCCATAAGAACATCTGGAAGGAAGGCATGCCGTCAGTGTTTGACGTGACTGCATACAATGCTACAGTCAATAGAGTCTATGATGAAGAAATCCTAGACAAGTATACTGATGAAGACTGGATGAAGATCAATTCTTGGATTGATCATGATCGTGATTACCTGTTTACCTATGCTGGTCTTCGTCAAGTAACAGATAAATATCTCGTTCAGGATAGAAGTGCTGGAGAAGTCTATGAGACTCCACAGTACATGTATATGCTTATTGCATTAACTCTCTTTGCTGAATACCCATTGGCAACCAGACTCGATTATGTCAGAAGATACTACGACGCAATCAGCAAGCACAAAATCAACATTCCCACACCTATCATGGCAGGGGTGCGAACTCCACTTCGACAATTTGCTAGCTGTGTTCTTGTTGATAGCGATGACACCCTCAATAGTATCTTTTCTAGTGACATGGCGATTGGCAAGTATGTTGCTCAACGTGCAGGAATCGGTATCAACGCAGGCAGAATCCGTGGGGTCAACAGTAAGATCCGAGGTGGAGAAGTCGCGCACACAGGTGTTATCCCATTCCTCAAAAAGTTTGAAGCAACTGTCAGATGCTGTACTCAAAATGGCATTCGCGGTGGATCAGCTACAGTCCACTTCCCAATCTGGCACCAAGAGATAGAAGATATTATTGTTCTCAAAAACAATAAAGGATCAGAAGACAATCGAGTGAGGAAACTTGACTACTCAATCCAAATTTCAAAACTTTTCTACGAACGTTTCATTGAGAATGGAGAGATTAGCCTGTTCTCACCGCATGACGTACCAGGTCTCTATGATGCTTTTGGTACTGATGCATTTGACGCTTGCTATGTGGACTATGAATCAGATCAGTCTGTTCCAAGAAAGACTGTCGGGGCACAGGAACTAATCCTAAACCTCCTGAAGAATCGTGCAGAGACTGGTCGCATGTATCTGATGAACATCGATCACTGTAATTCACATTCATCCTTCCTGGATAAAGTGAACATGAGTAACCTGTGTCAGGAGATCACCCTGCCTACAGATCCTATTCAACACATCGATGGTAAAGGTGAGATTGCTTTGTGTATTCTATCTGCTATCAATGTAGGTAAACTAAAGAACCTTGATGACCTTGAGGATCTATGTGACCTTGCTGTTCGTGGTCTAGAAGAACTCATTGACTATCAGGAGTACCCCGTCAAGGCAGCCAGAGAGTCCACAATCAACCGTAGGTCTCTTGGCATTGGATACATTGGTTTAGCACACTTCCTGGCGAAGCAGGGTGAGCATTATGATGATGCGAAGGCACTGAAACTAGTTCATGAGTTGACTGAAGCATTCCAATACTACTTGCTTAAGTCATCCAATCAGATTGCTAAAGAAAAGGGTGCTTGTGGATACTTTGATCGTACAAAATATTCCCAGGGCATTCTTCCGATTGATACATATAAAAAAGAAGTTGACGAACTAGTACCAAATGACCTATCGCTTGATTGGGGAACTCTACGGCAGACAATCAAAGAGTTCGGACTACGACATAGCACGTTGTCCGCTCAAATGCCAAGCGAAAGTAGTTCCGTTGTGTCAAACGCAACAAATGGAATCGAACCACCTAGAGGGTATCTGTCCGTTAAGAAGAGCAAAAAGGGACCACTTAAACAGATCGTTCCGCAATACCAGACTCTTAAAAATAATTATACCCTTCTGTGGGATATGCCTAGCAACGCTGGCTATATTAATATTGTTGCTGTGATGCAAAAGTTCTTCGACCAGGCAATCTCTGGTAACTGGAGCTACAATCCACTGAACTATCCTGATAATGAGATCCCTGTGTCTGTTATGGCACAAGATTTCTTAACTACATACAAGTACGGTTGGAAGACTTCTTACTATCAAAACACTTATGATTCAAAAGAAGATCCAGAAGAAGAAGACAAAAAGCAAAGCATCGAAGACCTATTAACTCAAATTCTAGACACACAAACCGAGGAAGAAGACTGTGACAGTTGCAAAATTTAGAGTAAGCGATGAAACACCAAAGAAATCTGTTGAAGGCATGACTGTCTTTAATACTAACAAAGTGAATGCTATGAAACAACCTATGTTCTTTGGTGCTCCTTTGGGAGTTCAACGTTATGATCAATACAAGTATCCCGTCTTTGAAAAACTTACACAGCAACAACTGGGATACTTCTGGAGACCTGAAGAGGTATCGCTCCAGAAGGACCGTGCAGACTATCAAACACTTCGCCCCGAGCAGAAGCACATTTTTACTTCCAACCTTAAGTACCAGATCCTCCTGGATAGTGTACAAGGGCGTGGTCCTGGGATGGCTTTTGCACCTTACTGTTCTCTACCCGAGCTTGAGGCTGCAATGAATATCTGGCAGACTATGGAGATGAT